CTAATAAATATATGCAATCTGCATCAGGTGCTGGTGGTGAAGCCCTGAACGTAGATGAGGTGTTCAGCACTTATTTGTATATTGGGAATGGTTCTACTCAAACGATTACCAACGGTATTGATCTTGCTGGCGAAGGTGGTTTAGTTTGGATTAAAAGTAGAAGCCATTCATATCCACATAACTTATATGATACAGAAAGAGGTGCCACAAAAAGGTTAAAGTCAGCAAGCACTGTTGCGGAAAGCACTTTGTCTACTGGCTTGACTGCTTTCAGTAGTACTGGGTTTACATTAGGTGGCGATAACGACACAAACGGTACATATAGTGACGCACAATACGCTTCTTGGACATTTCGCAAAGCCCCTAAGTTTTTTGATGTGGTAACTTATACTGGGAATGGTGTTGCTGGTCGTACTGTAAGCCATAACCTTAACAGTGTTCCAGGGTGTATTATCGTTAAAGCTACTAATAACGCAAGAAGTTGGGCTGTATACCATAGGGGTACAGACAGTACAGCACCAGAAGATTACGGACTGTATTTAAACGAAACGACCGATAGGTCTGACGATGCACAACTTTGGAATGATACCGCACCTACTTCAACAGAATTTACTGTAGGCACAGATGGCGATACAAATGTGAGTGGTAGAACCTACGTTGCCTACCTATTTGCACACAACAATAATGACGGTGAGTTCGGCCCTGATGGTGATGCTGATATTATCAAGTGTGGGAGTGTTTCTTATCCTGCAAGTGGTGATGTAGAAGTAAATTTAGGTTTTGAACCACAATGGGTTCTGTATAAAGATGTTAATCATGGTGGTAATGTTTGGTGGATTCTTGACACTATGCGTGGATGGAACGCTCAGGAGACTAGTGGTACTTTTTCAAGCACGACTGGTGGGAAAGCAGAGGCTTTATTTCCAAACACTTCTGGTGCGGAAGTGGAATATGATTACGGGGCTTTAACCTCAACAGGCTTTAAATTGCCAAGCAATTTTAATTATGGAGACAATAACACAGACTACATCTACATAGCCATTCGCCGTGGCCCTATGGCTGTGCCTGAGAGTGGAACTGATATATTAAACATAGGAACAAGAAACGAAAGTGGAAATGCTCCTCCAATGTATCACGCAGGTCGTGTCGTTGACATGGCATGGCAAAGGGAAGTTACTACCAGTAATAACCCAACTATGGCCTCACGTTTAACGGGTAATAACTTTTTAAGAGCTTATGACCCCAGCACACTCACATCAAGTTCACAACATGCCTTTGATTATAGCGATGGTTGGTATAACAATACAGAAACAAACACAAACGCATATTCATACATGTTTTCTAGGGCGGTAGGAGCTTTTGATGTTGTGGCGTACACAGGAAATGGCACATCGGGCAATGGAATACAACATGGGTTAGGAGTTGCCCCAGAGTTTATAATGATACACTCATATGGAAATAGAAATTGGCAAATAGGAAGTCAGCTTTTAGACAATCAAGCATATGGCTACACAGAAAGTAGTTATATGTATCAAAATGGGGCGGGAAATAGTATATTCCCTAATACATCTCATACTAGTACACATTTTTATGTTGGGTCTGATAGTGATGTAAACAACAACAATGAAAAGTATATAGCGCACTTATGGGCAAGCGTGGATGGTGTTATAAAGTGCGGTGTCTATACTGGAAACGGCTCTAATAGTCGTGACATAGATTGTGGATTTACATCGGGTGCTAGATTTGTATTGTTAGGAAATTGTGATGACTCAGACTATTCCAGAATATTATTTGATACAGATAGAGGTATTACAACTGGTGCAGGAGACAACCCATTATCCTTTTTCTACCCAATACCTGTGGGGTACGTGAACAGCCCCAGTGGGTATGCGGACCTAAGCACTACTGACTTTATTGACCCGATTAGCAGCGGCTTTCGCATCAAAAGTAGTTCAGGTCACACAAATGCATCTGGAAAAAAATACCTATACATGGCAATAGCATAACAAGGACATAAAGAATGGCTGATGATAGCTGTCACTTAAACCGTAAGGATACAAAAGAATGAATAATCAAGATATGAACATTAAAAACCCCACGTTTGGTGGTTTTAAACCTGATGCAATGTCACGTATTGCAAAGTCTATGGGCTATGAAGGTAACATGTCTGGTTTTCAGCAGTACCTTGATCAGAACCCTGACAAACGCACACAGATGGATCAGTTCAAGCAAGCCGCTATGATGATGGCTCGTGGTGGTTCAGTACAGAAGTTTCAGGCAGGTGGTCAGCCTAGCTACTATCAACAGATGGTGGATAAGGTAACACCACAACAACAACCTACACAACCTGTACAAACACAGCCACAACCTACACAACCTGTACAAACACAGCAGTTTGTGCCTTTCCCAATTGATCCTATCACAGGTAAACCACCTATTACTGGTGGCCCCGCAATGCCAAGGCCAATGCCCACACCTAAAGACCCTATATACAGCAGACCTACGCCTATTACCCCACCAGAACTACAGCCACAGCCTCCTGTAGAAGAAGGTCCAGACTTAGGTGGCTATGATCCATCACAAGGTATGCCTGAAAAAGTTAATCCTACTGAAATGATTGAGGGTCTTTCTTGGGCTGAACATTCTCAAAAAGGCATTGATATGCTTTTGGAGTCAGGTAAGTTACCTAGTGATGAAATGTTTGACAAGATGACATTTCTTGATGGTACAGAAAAATTAGTTCCTAATCCAGATAAATATGAAGTATCAGGTGGTAAAAAGAACTGGATCTTTACTTTTGAAGATGGTACATCTACAGTTGTTAATAGACGCAATTTAAGTGATGCTAAGAAAACACTTGCTGATGAAATTACACCAGTTATATCTAAATTAAAAGAGAGTGGTTTTGAAGAAAAAAATGAGCAGTTTAAAAAACAAGAAGAAGCTTACCGTGAATACCTTACAGGTGAAGCATCACGTGGTGTAACTGAAGATATTGAAAACATTGAAGAACGTTATACTGAAATCAATGATCAGTATCGCCAAGCTGATTTAGAACTTCGTCGTTTACAAGCACAAGCTGAAGATAATCCTGATGACCCTTATATCAAAGCTCTTGTAGAAGAAAAGGGTAAAGAGTTATCTGGCTTGTATGATCGTCAGCAACAATTAACCACACTATATCGTGAACAAAAGGCAGTAGAAGAATCTAAACTACCTACTATTGAAGATGTAATGAAGGATCGTGCAACTGATCCTACTCTACCTGAAGGCACAAAGGTTGAAGCACAGAAAATTCAGACTGCACCTGATCAGTTTATTGCTGAAGGTACGGGCCAAGTAGAAGGTGACATTTCCTATACAGCTAAACAAGGTGAAGTAACTCTATCTGCGGGAGTTGATCAACCTGCTACAGCTAAGTATGAGCCGACTAAAGTATTAGACAAAGCTAAAGCTGAGTTAGATAAAGCACAGGCAGCTACAGGTGAAGTGTCTCCTGATGCACAGATTACTGCAGCACAAGGTGACTTGTCTCCTAAAGCAATGGCAGATGCACAGAAATTTGATAATGATCGTTTAGACCTTGTACCCACAAATCCATACCTAGCTGTAAACAAAGATCAACTTGCAGATGCTAAAGGCAATAATCTTGAGGCTGTAAAGGCAGAAGTAGCTGAATCAGAAACACTTGAAAAAGCTATTGCTGAAACTGCAACAGTTAAAGCTGAAGAGTTACCACCACCTGCACAGATTGCAGAAGATCAAATGGCACAAGCTCAGGCTATGACAATGGATGGCTTGACTGATGATGCTATTGGAGTTGCAGCTAGACTAGAGAAGTTCACTGTAGATGACGGTACACTTGCTCTTGCTATGCAAGGCGATGTAGATGCACTGGATACCGTTGAAGGTCAGCTATCACAGTTGATGAAAGACTTTGACGATGGTACTCCTGCATGGGCTGCAGGGGCTATTCGTGCAGCTAATGCAGCTATGTCCTCACGGGGTCTGGGTGCATCCTCTATGGCAGGTGCAGCTATCCTACAGGCTGCTATGGAATCTGCACTACCTATTGCACAGCAGGACGCAGCTACGTTTGCTAACATGAACATGGCTAACCTAAACAATCGTCAGCAAGTAGCACTAACTAATGCAGCAGCACAACAAGGTCTACAACTACAGAACTTGTCTCTTGAACAGCAAATGGCTTTGTCAAATAGTGCTAATGCATTTGCACTGCAATCACAGAACTTGTCTAACATGCAAGCTACAGTTATTGCTAATGCTCAGATTAAGTCTGCATTACAAGGTCAGAACTTATCTAATGAACAACAGTCTAACCTAGCAATTGCTGCACGTTTTGCTGAAGTAGCTAACCTTAACTTGAGCAACAAACAGCAGACTGCACTGCAAAACAATACATCACAATTACAGACTAACCTTGCTAACCTTAGTAGTAAGTCACAAGCTTACATTACTAATGCTAATCTAGGTGCATCATTGCAAGGTCAGGTGTTGAGTAATGAACAACAAGTAGCAATTAGTAATGCTGCACGTTTCTCTGAAGCATCTAATATTACATTTAGTGCTGAACAACAAACTCAGTTGCACAACTCATCTTTGATGCAAACAATTGGTTTATCTGAACTTAGCGCTGCACAGGCAGCTACATTGCAAAATGCTGCTACAATTGCTGGCATGGATACGGCTAACCTTAACAACCGTCAACAGGCGGCAGTTGAAAATGCTAAATCATTCTTGCAAATGGAATTGACTAATCTCAGTAATGAGCAACAGATAGCTGTATTTAAAGCACAAGCTACGCAACAAGCATTGTTGTCTGATCAATCAGCAGAGAATGCATCTAAACAATTTAATGCTCAGAGTGAAAACCAAGCTAATCAATTCTTTGCTAATCTTGAACAGCAAAACAATCAGTTTAATGCTGCACAAACTAATGCAATGGAACAGTTTAACGTTGGTCAAGAAAACGCTGCACAACAGTTTAATGCGGAAATGAAGAATAATCGTGAACAATTCAATGCACAGAACGAATTAGTAGTTGCACAGTCTAATGCTACATGGCGTAGAGAAGTTGCAACAGCAGATACTGCAGCAGAAAATCGTGCTAATGAACTTAATGCAATTAATACTCTTGACATTTCTAACCAAGCATACGATAATATGTGGAACACATACGGTGATCAAATGGAATGGGCTGTTAACAGTTATGAAAGTGAAGCTGATCGTGTAAATGCACTTACCCTAGAAACAATGCGTCAAGATGGTACAGAGAAAGCTGCTAAATATGCAGCAGATAGTAAGGCATCTAGTGCCATTGGCGGTGCTGTAGTTAGCTTACTGACTGCGGGAACAGATACAGTCATTGGCGGTATTTTTGGTTAAAAGGAAAGTATAATGAACCCTGCAAGACAAGTATACAGTAAAGCATTGGCTGAGTTACAAGGCCGTAGTAAATCAAAACAACAGCCCACTAAAGCAGGTGGGTTGTTACAACGTACTTCCAATGTAATGAAACAGGATCAAGACAAACCTAAAGAGCCTTATGATTCTGTACTAGATGCAATGGATCAAATTCGTACACAAAGAAAGAAGTTAAGCAATGGCAATTCCTAAAGACGCAATGTTTAATGCACCTGTTGCAGGACAAATGATGACTGCTGAACTAGGTGCTCGTCCTTTTCAAAGGCCACCTCAGTACAGTAGTGTAGACGAAGCTATGGACTTTTATGCTAAACGTATTATGAGTCCTAAATTACGTGACGGTATACTTGATGTAATGGAAATGGGTGTGCCTCTTACATCATTAGCTAACTCACTGCAAGCAGGTGGTGTAATGCAAGGCAAGCATACTATTGATGTAGGTGTACTTATCATGCCTGTTCTAATTGAAATGCTTGCTTACGTAGGTGATGAAGAAGGTATTGAGTATGACATGGGCATGGATGATCCAGAGGAAGACCCTGATAAAATCCGTGACGTACACATCTACAAGGCTATGCAGAAGGTAAAGGATAAGATGGAGAAGTCTGGTGAACAGCCAGTAGAAGAACCACCTGTACCATCTGAGGAACCTACAATGGAAGAGAAACCTGCAGGTCTTATGGCACGTCCTAGTGCTGCACCAATGGAAGAAGGAATGTAACTATGGCTTTTAACTTTATGTCCTTTTTAGGTGGTGCTGCTGAACAGCTTACAGATGTAATTGAAACACGTGAAGCTGAACGCATGTACGAAGAACGTCAAGTCAAGGCAGAGCAACGTGAAGAGAGTAGGTTTGCTAGACGTCAGGCTGCTTCTGCTGCACGTGATCGTAAGAAAGCAGAAGAAGAAGCCGCAGACGTAGCAAGTGCTTTATCTATGTTCTATAAACCAGATCGTGTTACAGAGATTATGTCTGGGGGAATGGCTAAGGCTAGATGGCATTTAGATATGGGTGGTAAACTGGCAGAAAAAGGACTAAGTGGAGATACTTTATACACTTCTCCTGCTGCTCCAAAACCTACTGTAGATGTGGGTACAGCAGCACCTGCAGTTGCCCCTGCTCCATCTTTAACGGCAGCAGAACAAGAAAAATTTACACAAGAAGTAGCGGAACAAGCTGAAGCTGCTTCACTTCCTATTCCATCAAGCGTACCAGCAAAACAATCCAGTATTAACTTTGGTTTTTTAGCTAAAACATTTGCTCCTGCTGATGAAGAACAAGCGACACTAGATGCTGCATATGCTGTTGCATATCAAAAGTCTGTTAACGCTACTACCCCAGAAGAAAAGACAAAGTATGCAGCAGAGGCTGAAAAATATTTAAATGCCATCTATGATAAAGACGCAAAACTAAAAGGAGATGGACAAGAGTCTGATGCTTTTAGTTCTACAACTATTAACTCTAACATAAATGGTTTTTACACTCGTGCTCTGAATGACTTTGGTATTGAGGCTAATCTAAAAGATGGGGTGCTACAAAGTCTTGCAGGTAAACTGCCAGAGAATCAGACTGCTATTATTCAAGCTAACATGCAAGTGCAAATGTTAAACCGTAAGAATGGTAATGTTGTTTCTCAAGATGCGGAAACTTTATTTAAGAGCAATGTAAGCGGTTCTGTACGTAAACTACAGGCATATGGTATGCGACAAGCTAATGGACTTGATGTAGCGGAAGAAACTACAACTACGGGTAGTAGTATTGTGGATCGTCGGGTTAATACTATGGCTGATCCTGTGCCTGTATCTGAGCTACAGAAAAATACTTTTAATTATAAAGTAGGAGATGTCCTCTTTGTACAGGAAGAAGATGGTAGTACTTCTGTTCGTGTCTTTACAGGCGTAAAGATTACACCCGCCCATGATATGTTTGTAAATGCAGGAAAAGTTAATGGCTGATGGGTTCATGTTTGACTCCTTGTTAGACGAGGATGAAGAAAAACAAACTTATTCACCTACTGGTATTAGTCAAGATAACTTTATGTTTGATGGCTTAGATAGTGAAGTATCTGCACCAGAAGTTGAACAACCAAAAACAGAGCAGTTGCCAGAATTAAAACCTCTTGGTGAATCTACAATGATGTCTGACTTTGAAATCCCTGTGCCTGAGTATGATACAAGCATTCCCCCGCCCCCAGATAATGTAGCATTAGGTGAACCTGTTGATGCACCTGAATCTGATTTAGAAACAAGTGAAACTGTACCGACACTTCAAGAACGTTTTCAGAGTTTGTATGATAGTGAGTATGATAAACGTTTAGATGAAAATACTATAGATGAATACGCCAAATCTAAAGTTGAGTTTACTTCAAAAATATCTGAAATGATGAGGCTTCGTTATGGAAAATCAGAAGAAGAAATACAAGAGCAAATAGAAAACTCTCGTAATCTTAATGCTGATAAACGATTAACAGAAGATTATGATACTGCTAGACAATATGCAATTGAATACCTTTCTAATGATTTAGATATTGATTCAGAAAAATTAATAGCACGTATTAACAGCGAAAACTTTATAACAAGTGGTTTAAGTGAGAAACTATTGATTGCAGCAGAGGAAGGCTACCTCTCCCTTAATCAAGTAAACGCCATCGTATTTGCAGATGAAGTACTCAATCCTGTAACTGCAGTTGTGGGTGTTCCTATTATGTTTAGAGATGCAGCAGAAAATGTTCGTGAAGGAAATTTGTTATCTGCTGCAGGTAATATTGTTATAGGTACATTAGATGCTATTCCCGCATTAAAGGTAGGATCACTTGGTGTAAAAGGAGTAAATAAAGCTTGGAGTAAAGTATCTGGTGGTGAGACTGCATATAATCAAGTACAGGAAGCCATGCGACTTGAAACCAAACTTGCAGACAATGTTAAAAACGTTAACAAAAAAATTGCAAATGACAATAAAGAATTAAGAAGTCAGTTAATTAAGGAATGGGAAGATCGTAATGAAATGTCAATATCTAAAACATTAGATGATGGTAACTTAGAAATTGACACAGATTTAGTTCGCCAACAGGGTAAGACTAAAGTAACAGAATACTATATTGATGATGTATATCATGGTACTACGGGTAAGGATGCTGCAACTCCACTAGAAGACTTGATGATTGGGGATAATGCTGAGTTTGCGTTGCCTATCCTAAACCCTGAAAAGATGGATGCTTTTGTGTCTGTAGTTGTTGCTCTAAAGAAACAATACCCAGATGCATTTAAGGGTAAAGAAAAGTTAAGTGATCAAATCTTTGATCTGTCTGTAATGAAACCTAAAGGTTCTGGTGCGGAGACTATCTTTGAAACCCCTGACATGCTAAAGATTTTAACTGATCATGGAATGTCATATGAAGAATATGTGTTAGGTGTAGTAGGTTCAGGATCACAGGCAGGTAAGTTCCTAAATCGCTTGTCACAAATGGGCCGTGTTAAACCTAGAAGTATTAAAGAACAACAGGCAGAGAAGTCACGTCAATCTGTAGCAAAAGGTCTTAGTAAGTTCTGGACAGGTACAGTATTACGTACTGAGAATATTCGTCGTGGTCTTATGGTTTCATCATTAGCTACTGCCGCACGTAACTATCAGTCAGCTATTGTGCGTTCCCCTATGGAAAGTATTGGTAATGTATTTGACACTGCTATGCTTACATACGCCCGTGCTGTTGACACAGGTGACACATCTGCTGGTGCTTTAGTTAAATCAGTAAAGAATATTAATCCTCTTGTTCGTGATGGTACGTACAAAGGTGCCTTCCGTAACATGCGTTACATGTACTTCAATCAGGCAGAAGCAAAAGAATGGTCAGAGTACATACTCAATCGGCCTGAACTAGCTGACCAACTAACTAAAATGCAGAACAATGTACTTGAACTGCAGGAACTTACAGGTAGAGGTAGTGCCACAACTAGAGTAGGCAAAGGTTTGGATGCAGTAGCAAGTAAGCTAGAGGATTTTACCGCCACGCTAAACGCCCCTAACCGTTGGCAGGAACATGTTATTCGTAGAGCAACATTCTTATCTGAACTAGAAAGATTGACACAGGCAGAGTGGGGAGTTGATCTACGTAAGGCATTAGAAGGTGGTAATATTAAAGAAATACTAAATGATTCTAGTAAATTTCGCCCAGAGAAAGGGCGTACCTTTGTTGACATCATGGAAGAAGCCACACAGAAAGCCCTTGATGTTACGTATGCAAAACAACCAGACTTTCCACCCTTCAAGTTTACCAGTGATTTAATTACAAAGTCTGGCCTCACAGTCATTGTACCGTTCCCACGTTTTATGTTTAACTCTCTTGAGTATATGGCACAAAGCACGGGTGGGGCAGCACTACCCCTTATACGTAGGGCAGCATTTAAAGATGCAAGAGGTACAGGTTTAACTCCACGTGATCGTCAGGATATCTCTCGTAACTTAGCAGGTGCTGCAGCTATTGCTGCATTCTATCAGTACAGAAAGTCAGATGATGCACCAGAAGCATACGAAACTATGCAGTATGGTGATGATGCAGTAGACTTAACTCCTGTGTATCCTATGAGACAGATAGGATGGATAGCAGAGTTTGAAAGACGCAGACAGGAAGACACATTAGACACATGGTACGGCATGGATGCAGATCACATTGCTGAAACGTGGTTAGGTACTACAGCACGTACAGGTATGGGTAACATATTTGTTGAAGAGATACGTGACATTATTGTTTCAAGTGGTGACGAGATTGATGCACAAGCTCGTGCTAAAAAGATAGGTGGTGCTGTTGGTCAGTATACTATGACATACTTTACACCTTATTTCCAAGTCGTAGAGGCACAACGTGCTATGGACTTACGTCCTGACTATTATGCAGATGCTGCTACTGATCCTGAGTTTAAAGGCAGTGCAGGTGAAGCATTTCAATCGGGTTTTCAACGTAGTGCCGTACAGCGTGGCATGGCTGCGCCCTCATTTGAAAGTGAATTACCCGCACGTGTTTCTATTACTACAGGAGACATACAGCGTTTTGACTCTGGTACTAAACTATTCTTTGGGATTAACAAAAAGGATATGCCAGATGATATGACAGAATATCTAACGTCTATTGGGTTTGATGATCCGACATATAATCTAGGAAGTAGATCACGAATACCATCAGAGAAACGTGTGGAAAACACATATCTATCTGCTATACTTCCACTTGCTGTAGAGATAGGTAAAGAGGTAGCAGAAACTGAGGGTCAAACTAAAAAAGATCAGAATATTCTTGCAAGAAATTATATTAAAAATATTCTTGATGAAGGCAAGGCTGACTTTGTTAATCAAGGCATAGGATCACCTATGGCAAAAGCTGTAGATAAACTAAGTCGGATGCCAGCAGACCAACGTAGATCATCAGTGGTTAAGTTTAGACTATATAATGATAGGGAGCCTGACTTATCTAGCATCGTTGATCTACAACAGTTAATGGAACTGTCAAAGAGTATCACAAAATAAAGGGGCCATTACAGCCCCTCTTTTTTTATCTCTTGTCACCACTTCCACTTAACGTGCCCTGCTCCTTACGCCTACTGAGCTTGGCTTCATTCTGACCTGCAATCATACCTAGTGTTAGATTAAGGTCTGTGGCAAGTGCAGCACAGTACCACAACACATCCCCTATCTCACTGGCTAACTGCTCACGCCAATCCTCTGGCATACTTTCTGGCCCGTCACGAATAATCTTCTTGACCTTGTTTGCCACCTCACCTGCTTCACCTGCCAAACCCAAAGCAGGGTAAAGTATTTTATGTTTATCAGGATAGATAGCTGTACGTGATGCTGATCTTTGATACGAATTAAAATCAGACATGTTGTACTTCTCCTTTAGAAACTGTTCTGCTTCTTCCTGTAGCTTGTTCATTACCTTTAACCCGTTTTAACTGCTCGTAGTAGGCTTTGTTAAACCCACGTTCCCACTCCCTGTACTGCATTGTATCACTAGGGAATGGATTAACGACACGCCCCTGCCGAAAATCTTTGTAACCTTTCTCGTATTGAAATTTTAACGGTGCATCATATTTGCCAAGGCCACGTTGTTTGCGAGTTAATTGTTTGTTCATATGCATTCTCCTTATGTTAAGATGTATTATGCTACGTTGATTAGTTCTGCTTCTGTGTATGGAATGTGGTAGAACAGTTCACCCTTCAAGATGTTACGTCCATATGCTTCACGTAGACGATCATCTGTTAGGCTTGTATCCTTGATACGCCAAGCTTGCTTCATATCTTTACGGAAGATGTAGAAGTTAAGCACTCCATTCTCCCCCTCATATTTTTCAAGCAATCTACCTTTACGTTCAGGAATGCGGATGTCTTTCCAATCTGTGGGCCATTCACCTTTCCATGCAAGCTTGACTTCCGCTTCGTTAAAATACGTATAATCCTTTTTCTTTGACACAATGTCCACATAGTAATTTTCCTCTGCTGTTTCAATCTCGTGTCCTGCGTCTACTAGGTAGGCAGTTAGTTTATCTTTTGCAGGTGCGTCATACGCTTCATACAATGCACGACTAAATTGTTTACGTGTTCCCATTATCTTTTCCTTCCATATTAGTTTGTGTTACACCCTGTGCAGTATCCGTAGACCTTTACACAGGGTGCAGGTTTAGTGCCTAAGTTCCGATGTCCACGATTTCGCATGAGTCACCAGTGCAAGCAAATGTTTGACTAGACTTTGTGCTATCTTCTTTTTCGTATGCGGATAGCTTAGTCCAATCAATCTTCTTCGGCATCTCCTTTAGTAATGCCTTATATTCATCAGCAGTACAATCCTGATAAGGTGCTTGCTGATAAGTATGATCAGAGTGTGGCAAGAAAGACACACCTGACATTTCGTCAAAGTGTTTGTACACAAAGGCACCCACTTCTATCCATTCACTATCCTGTACTGTGCAAGTAACACTTGGTTTGTGTTCGCACCAGTGCCGTTGATAAGCAAGCCATGTCTCTAACTGTTCAATGGCTGACATATCTGTACGTGTTACTGCTTCATTCGGTGCCTTCATAGGGAAGCTGAATACAGTAGTCGTGTCTGGATTAAACACACACGGTTCAGCAGGAATACCTTGATCTTTCATCATGGCGGTAAGGGGATCGTTGTTATCGCCTCTAACGGTTCTGATGTAATAGTTGTTGTGTCGTGCATGTATTCCACTTGCGGAGTCCACCAGTTGGGATACAGTACCTGATGGCTTATTACAAGTAATAGCAGTACTAACGTTAATTCCAAGACGATCAGCCCACTCAGCATTAGTATCAACAGCCACCTTACGAAGGTGAGAAAGTGTTTCATCTAGTCCTTTATTTTTTAATGTCATCAATGGATTATCCATTACTCCTGTGAGAGACACACCAAGCAATCTTTCTTCCTCAGTATTGTTTCTCCACATCTTTCGCAGATACGGGAACTTAGTGTAGGTGGATTGGATAGTGCCCAGAATTGTTGCCAGACGGACCTTTCGTTCCAAACTTTCAATATTATCCGTGGCCCGTACCACAATTTCCGTAAGATTGCACACTTGACCTGATCGTAAAATGATTTCACTGCATGGATTAGTGCCGAACTCATGGTTAGGATCACGCCTACCATATTTCTTAGCTTGATTTTTAGATGCTTCACGATTAAATACCCCTCGTTCACCTGACTTACTCTCTACTAATGCCAACCACTCACGCATGAATGTCTCTGCGTCTGGCTTCTCTGTGTATGACACACTGTTATTAGCAAGTGCACGATAGGCTGCTTCATTCCACCACTGCCCTGACTTGGCATGGCGCATACGGTCATCACTTAGGTTAGACAAACTAATCATTGCTGACCTACGTACACCACCTACGACAACGATCTGACCAATGAAGCACATGATGTCGTGACATTCAATTGATGATAGCCTACGACCCTGTGCATTCTTGAATGTCTGTACCGTGAAATTGAATAGATCAACTAGCGGTCCTGCACCACTGGCACGTCCACCAAATGTCTTTAGTCGTGAACCTGCAGGACGTACCTTGCTTACATCCCACTTAGGTATCTCTCCTGCCCACAACAGTGACAACACTTGACGGTAAGCCTTAGCCCAACCCTCTTTACTGTCCTTCACTACAACTGTAGTGTCACTCTCGTATAGATCAGGTACTTCTGGTAGCTTAGATACAAACTGACGTTCAACACTAAAGCCTACGCCTGTACCACACAACAACACAAACATTGCTTCATCAAAAGCAAATGGATGATCCACATGAATGTATGAACAGTTGTACATACAAATGTTATCACGTGCTGCTGCTGCACCTGCTGTCATCATGGCTCTCATGCTTGGTGTAATCTCTAGGTTCAAGATTGCTTGTTCAATCTCACCGTACACTGAGTCTTTCTTAACATAAGGTGCTACGATATTGTCCATATAACGAGTCACTGTTTCAGGCCATGACTCACGCCGTTGTTCATCATCTAACCACCTTGCGTAACGTGAGGTGTGAATGAATGCTTGATAGTCTGTAGGTAAAAAATTGTCCATGTTCACTCCGTTATTATTTTAATTGCTTTGATTGACATTCCATCAATGTCGTATATAAATTCCTGCAGACTTTGACTAATCTCTTCATCAACATCTCCATCTACAGGAACTGGGTATTCATCTTCATCTATGTTTAAGGTTAAGAATACTTTAACTATCATCTACTTCCTCAATAAGTTTTGTCAAATACCACTGTGCCTTCTTCAAGTCTTCTGCACCATTCTTGTACCTGTATCTCCACATGTATTTAAGAATGTTGCCCTGTAGATAATACTCGTATCCATCACCTGTGGCGGCACGAATGGCATCAATGCATTCAATACCTGATTGATTATAGTGTGGTGGTTTGTTTACATTGTCTACCATTCGTATCTCCTTTCTAAAAGTTTACTTTAACTACGTTACCGTCACGTTCTTTTACTAACGGTTTATATTCTTCCGTTTCTTCTGCATCAAGTTGATCAACTAACTTGAATAGCTTGCTCCTTACATCAGGGTCTTCTTCCATTAAAGGTATAGCAGCAATTAACATGTCAGTCAACACTTTCAGGTGAGCAAAGTCATCTGAATTTAATGTGTTGTCATCTGTAGTCAGCATACCTACAGTAAGATCACCCGTCCAATCTCCAGTGTCATCCACATCTGGTGATATTCGTATGATGAAATCATTAGGGTTAAATTTTATTAGTGTATCTAGCATATGTTTAGCTCCTTTTTATTTTGTCGTAAGGAAATACTACTAAGTCTGGATGAACGTCAACTCCCTTTTGTTTCAACCATTCTTCTGGAATAACCCTATCTGCATACAAGAATTTATTTCTTTCACACCATGTAGCATACGTACTTTTGGCACCCTTATTTAGCTTACGTCTACTGTTTTCAAACACGAACCGTATGTCTAAGTCTGGGTGCTGTTTCTTTATTGCTAGGTGCTTACGTCTATCGTCTGATGTGAACCTTCCTTTCACTTCTACAATGATACCGTTCTGCAGTATAAAGTCAGGGGTATAGGTGCGGTACATCAAGTCTTCCCATTCTATTTTAATGGCTTCATACTTGAATTTTACTTTCTTCTCCTTCAAGTAGTCTTTGACTTTGATTTCTAGCCCACTCCTAAACCCATGCTTTAGTGCTGCCTTGAACTGCTTACCGTTCATTAGATGCGCCACAACCCATTCCAAGGACTAGGCAAACTACTTACAGTAGACACGCCTAGTGATCGTAGCTCCTGTCGCACTGCATCGTCTGCAGCCTTACGTGCTTCCATAGCTGAACGTAGTCCTGCATACTTAGC